ATTGGTTTTGAAAGCCTCGGTCGCGGCCGCATTGCCCTCCGCCCCGTTAAGCCCCAACCCATTGGCGTACATCTGCGAGCCGGCGGAAAACGTGTCGGCATAGGGCTGGTAGTAGGACTGAGCGCCGCCATAGCTCTGTTCAAGCTTTTGCTGCCCCTGGTCGATGTTCTGGCCTGCCAGCGTGGCGCCCAAGACGGCGTACTGCGTCGCGGTGTTCGCGGCCTTCTTGCCGCCCGAGAAAGTGGCCATCAGAGCGGCTCCACAGCGGTAGCCATCTTGCGGATAAGACGGTCAAGGGCTTGCATGTATTCGTACCATTCGCGGGTCGCGCGCCCTGCGGCATCGACCACGGGGGCAGACGGCGCAGGGATCGGCTTGAGGATCGGAAGCGCAGGCATCAGCGGCCCTCCATCACGGTCATGTCTGCACCCAGGAGCCCGACGCGAACCGGATCGGAGATGAGGATCTTCCAGCGCCGCCCCTTGGGACCGGTGCGGCCAAGTTGCCGAGGGAGCGTGACCCGCTGCGTGCCGGCACCCTGCCTCCCGAGCGCGCACGGGATCTGATTGGACCACGATGTCCCTGCATCATCAGACCAAGAGATGAGCGCCACGGGATCGGTCTCGATCGGATCAATGCCGTTCGCCAGACCGGTTCCAAAGGAAAAGTCGATCCGGGTTTCCCCAACCCGGAAGGAACGCGGGAAGGAGCCCATCTGGATGCTCTCAACCGTGAATACCAGAGGGTCGCCATCCTCGCTAAACGCCTCACGCGTGATCTCGTGAACCTTGGAGGATGACACGTCCCCGCACAGCCATTTTCCGCCGGAATAGACCGTCTCCTGTCCACGCCAGCGCGAAATGCCGTAACTCGCTCGCTCGTGCCACCGTGCAAGCCGAAGGTCGAACTCCCACGACCATCCCGGAGCGGAGAGGACAAACATGGGCGTCCCCTCGGTCATGTAGACGTCGGCCCGCAGCTGCGTCTTGTCCGCAAGCGAGCCAATCGAGCGCTCTACATCGGGTGTGGAGATGGGACGCGCCGAATAGCCGTCAAGGGCATGCACGGCGCCGTCGTCACCCACCCACAGGAGCTGCGTCGCAAACCCGTCCTGCACTCCCGCAACCGCACGGGGGGCGATCAATCCACGGTCGATCACGTCGCCAAACGAGAACGGGAAGCCGGTCGCCTCTCCGGTGTTCGACCACACCTCAATCGAGGTGGATTTCATCGCGAAAAGCTGGCGCCCGACAGGCAGCACCCTCAAGAGCGTGCCGGGGCGCTGTTCCGTGCGCGCCGTGTCGAGATCGGAGATCGTGGTCGCATTCAACCCGGAGGCGAACATCCGGCCATCGGCGATCGAGAAGAAAAAATAGCCGCCCTGATAGCAGGCCGAGTTTGGCTGCGGCAGCTCGGGATCGTTATATTCTGAAATGGAGGTAGATGTGATGATGAACGCGCCCGTGTCCGTTACCGCAACGATGTCCGAGACAGGCGTGCGGTTGTTAGCTGCGAAATAGACCGGGCCAGAGCCCGGCAGCGTCCCGACGAACTCGCACGGCCCGGAGCCGACGCGCTTGACCAGCACGCCAGAATACGCCCCGAACAACGTTCCCCCCACCGAAATGAACCCGCGAGGCCCGCTGAATCCCGCGTCGAATGCAGACCGCAGCCCCGGCACACGGCGGATGATGTTGATCGAGCCCGCGCCTTCCTGTGTCACGCCGCTCATGGCGTTCAGCAACCGTCCAGCGCTCTCTTGTGGGTAAGGCCCCGGAGCCGATTGGACGGGAAAGGCGATGGCCGGCATCAGAAATATTCCGCCCGCACGGTTTCAATGAGCGTGCGCGGATATGCCATTTCGCGCAGGTCTCTTTCCGCCTGTGCCGCGCGCGCCTGCACATATGCAAGCTCTTCGCCAGCGACCGCGAACACGTCCGTGAATTTCTCGGCAAAGAAGCGCGCGAGCGGAAGGAGATATTCGTCCGGGATGTAGTCGGGGCCGGCGATGTAGGCGATTTCCTTCGCCCGCACCATCGCCAGAAACGAAACGACCTTGTCGTCAACGGTCGCGTAATCCTGGTCAGAAGCGGGCGCGCCTGCCGAGCCGATGCCAAGAACCTGAAGCGTTTCCGAGACCAGATCGCGACGGTTTGGCATCGTCAGCGCCCCCGCTCGTCGTCAGCTGGTTCGGCTTCCATCGCTTCGGCCTGGGCCTTCGCGTAGACCTTCGCGCGGGCCTTGCTTTCAGGGTCGACCTCACGAGGGGGCCGGCCGGGGCCGCGTCGCGCGCCGAAGGTCGGATTTTCCTTCAGCTTGGCGGCAATATGGTCGTCGCTCACATCCTGCGCCACGCCTGCAACGAAGGTGAGGCCAAAGACCGTGACCTCAGTCTTTTCACCCTCAGCCGGCATATAGGTGAGTTTCATGGCATCCATCCATAGGTTAGAATGGGGGGATTGCTCCCCCCATTTGTCAGTTGTTCGGGAAGGGGATGCCTTCCAGCTCGCGCCGGTTGACGAAGGTCATCACGATGACTGCCTTGCCCGTGGTGGCGGCGGTTCCGGTCTGCGAGAACTTGGCGTAGACCGTGGTGTTGCCAGCCAGAGGCACGCCCGTAAGCGCGCCGGTCAGGTTGCCCTTAAAGCCGGCACTGCCGGCGATGACCGCCGCAGAGGTGGCATAGCCGTCATCATCCGCAGGGGTGCCCACGACCAGAGCATTGGTCGTCGCGGCGTTGAAAACCGTGCTGATGGTGGCGTGCACATGCAGGGGGATGGCGCCGGCCTCAAGCGCGCCGATGGGCACGCCGTTGGTGGCGTATGCCGGGTTGGAGAGGAGAGCCAGATCGACAGTCCGGCGGATATGCCCAACACCCACGTCTTCGGGGTGCCGGACGGCGTTCGTCCAGTAGTCGCCCATGTGAGGGCTCCTTTCAGATTGTGAGTGGAGGTCAGACGCCGACGGCGGCGAAGAAGCCGGTCACAACGCCGCGCTGCTTTCCGAGCACGGTCGCGTCCTGCGCATCGTTCGGGAAGTTCCCGGAATAGCAGAGCTTCTTCATGCCCCACTTCCCGATCATGCCGATGCCTTCGACAGTGCCGTAGTCGTCTTTCTGGGTGCGCGTGGCATAGCGGGACTTGATGGCCCAGCCGAGCGCTTCCTGACCCAGGAGATAGACCGGGGACACGTCGGCGCCGCCATTGCCGATGCCAGCATAGATCGGCATATCGTCCACGCTGTGCAGGACGATGCCGTCGTATTCCAGATCGCCGCCGGAGAAGATCGACTTGTTCTCCTTCACCAGCGTCACGATGGACCGGACGCTTTCGGTGTCCTGGCGGAACCCGTTGAAGACGAAGGGGTGGGCAAACCCGACGAAGAAGCGCTTGTTGTTCAGCTCCTCGATCTCGACCGGGGTGATGCGGGGGGATGCCGTCTTGGCGATGACGGCCATCGCCGAAAGGGCATTTCGGGTCAGCTTGTCGTTGGTCGTGTCCACGTTGCCCACAGCCGTTGCGAACGTCGCGCTGTAGTTGGCAGTGGAGGCGCCGAACAGGATGCGGTCGGACTGAGCCGCGCACCATGCGTTCTTCTCGGCGGCCGTGGCGGTCGCAAAGGGAACGTCGCAGTTGGACCCCACGTCGCCGAGACGATCGATGGTTTCCCACTTCACGTCCTCGTTCGCCCAGGTCTTCAGGTTCGTTTTCGCGGCTTCGCGCAGGTCGATGGCCGCAAGATCGCGGTCCACCTCGTGCATGGAGATGCCCTTCTTGCGCATCCGCCACGAAATACGGTCGCCGTATTCGCCCAACTGATCTTCATGGCCCCGGAGCGGCTGGCGATCGAAGATCGTGCCCCGCTTGAGGTTGGTGATGAATTCGAACGTGATCCCGTTACCGCGCTGGGAGGTGAATTCCTCCTTCATCACAATGGGGTTGTTCGAAGACGTGCCGGAATAGGCGGCGAAGGGGTTCTTCTGGTAGAACTCGGTGGAGAACTGGTCGTCCCAAATCGTCGGGGACAGGCCGGGTGTGACGCGGGTCTCAGCCATGGCTGAAAATCCTTATCGTTTCATGATCTCGGAGAGGGGCCGGGGGCCGCTGTATCCCGAGCCAGAGCTTGCGCCCGCCTGGCTTGGCGTGGCTGCGAGGCTGGTGGGGAGGGGCCGGGCCTGCGAGGTTGTTTGCGGCTGCGCGGTCAGTGCAGCCAGCCGCTTTTCAAGCTCGGCAGCGATATAGGCTTCGGGGTCCGGTCCCATTCGGGCGAACACCTCGGCTCTCTTCTGCTGCTCAAGCCATTTGACGGCGGCGTGGAAGGGGTTTGGGCTTCTGTTGATCTCGGAGTGAACGCGCGGGTCGATCTCGCCGGACAATGACAGCCGGTTGAACTCCGCTTCTGCTTCCTTGACCTTGTCCGATGTGTGGATCGCTTCCGCCGTCAGGCGCGCGTTGTACATCAAGGCCTGCTGCACCGGCGCCATTGCCGATTGCATCTGATAGCCGACCGCTTCCCTGGGATTGTCGAAGTAATCCGGGGGCTCGGGCGGCGGAACAGGGGCCTGATGCTGCGGCGCGGGCCGCTGAACCTGCTGCATCATGAGCGCGCGCAATTCGGAAATCTCGCGGCGGGTTTCCGCAAGCTCCTCCTTGTACTTTCGGCTCTTTTCCCGTTCCTCATGGACGGCGGCAACCGGCACGGTTTTCGCGCCTGCCGTGTCCTCTTGGACTGGCGCCTCGGGCTCTTGAGGTGCTGCCACCTCTTCGATAACCGGGACGACTTCGGGTACAGTGGTCTCAGTGGCCACAGGCTCCGACGCGGTCGCGTCTTTGCCGGCCATGATCTCGTCAAGCGATGCCATGTGACCCTCTATGCGTTGAGGCAAAACGAGCGCCCGGAAGCCCGGCGGCGGCTTGTGCTGTTTGACGGTCTGCACGACCGGGCGCCCTTAACCCATGGCGGCGGGATCACTGATAAGTGGGCTGTTCCATTGCGGCGCTCTCGCGCGCGATCTGCATCTGACTCATGGCCTTCATGCGCTCGATCTCGATTTGCGCTTGCGCCTTCTGGGCCATGATCTCGATCTCGGCAGCGGCCTTGGCGCGCATGGCCTCTATTTCGGCCTGCACTTCTTGCTGACGGGCTTCGGCCTGCATCTGCAATTCGGCCTGCTTCAGCTGCAACTCGGGCGGTGGGCCGCCCTGCTGCTTATCTGCTTCGTCCATCTCGCGAAGGATTTCGCCCTTGCTGCGCAGGCTGGAAGCCTTGATGATCGTGCGCTGCGAGATCGGGAACCCGGCCTTCGCCAGATCCGCGAGTGCCGCGAACTCCTCCTGCTGGAGCGTGCCGACCTCGGGCGCGTCATCAATGATGATGTCCACGTCCAGTTCTGCGACCGCGTTCTGAATGACAGGCTGTCCCGTCTCCGGGTCGATCTGCGGAACCTGCATGATCTGCCCCGTCATCGGGTCTGCAATTTCCTGCATGGCCGGCGCGTTCAGCCCCACCCATTTCAGGTTTTGTTCATCGTCCGTGACGCGCACCCAGGTTTCGCCCGTCCAGAACTGGCGCACCCGGTTCCAGGCCTTGCGATAGACCTCGAAATCCATGTCCTTGAGCGTGTCAGTCAAAGGGCCAAGTTGGATCGCCCCGCCCTGCTGTTCTGCAAGGATGGCGCGCCCGGACTGGTCCTTTGAAGACTTCCCCTGCATGGAGGCATTCGGCCCCATGGTCTCGAAAACCGCAGTCGCCTGCTGCAAAAGCTCGTAGTGGCCGGCGCTCTGGTCGCCTGTGGGGATGATCCCGAAGTTTTTTCCCCACTCGGCATTCACCGGAAGGGCCACATGACCATCAGGCTTCGCCAGTTGAGCCCGGATTTCCTGAACAGAGCCGGGACCGCGCGCCTCGGGCGTACCGAAGGTCTGGCGGGCCGTAAAATGGTGCAGGGCCTTCGACCGGCGCTTATTAACTTCGTCCTGCGGGTCAATCAGGTCGCGGATCGTCCCGTAGCGGTTCAGATCGCGGTCGATATAGGCAGAGCGCCAGACATAGGGGTGTTCGGTGTTGCCGTCTTCATCCAGCCATGGGGATTCCATGTGCTGCAAGATGCCGCCGCGCGTGAAGACGCAGTACATCCACTTCCCGGTGGAGACATCCAGGTGGTACATCTGGACCACGCGGATGCGACGCCGCCTGCCCTGCTGGACCCAAGAAATATTCTTCGGGCGGTCATCGTAGGTGCCGCCAATGGAGCCCAGCGTGACGGTCTCATCAAAGACCTTATCGGCGCCCTCACCATACATGCGTATCGCACGAGCGCGGTCCATCCACACGATCACGCCCAGGAAACTGGCATCGCTGTAATCCGGCTCTGCCGAATAAGGGTCAGCGAAAATCCGGTCCCAAGCGCACCGGCGCATCGTCACCTTGATCGCGGGGCGGCCGGGCTTCGGGTTCTTGACCTCCTCCGCCCCAACCTCGATCCCACCCCATCCGGCCTTGATGATGTCTGCCCACGCGGCAGACCGGGATTGGTCGTAACGGTTGTCATCCTTGATATAGCGGAGCGCATCGGTGGCGCTATTCGCGTCGTCCTCATCTCCGGGGTTGCGCGGCAGGCAGCGCGGGTCTGTCCGCTGCGCCCGCTCCAGGCCAAGCTGATAGTCGATCTTCTGGCGCACCAGATTGAACGCAATCGGCGGCTGGCCGCGCTTTTGCAGCGCTTTGTGTTCTTCCTCGGTGAGTTGCTTGCCGTCGTAATAATCAACGTCCCGCTCGGCCCGCTCACGGCTCTTGCATGACGCGTCTTCGGCGGACTCGAAGTCTTCAATACGTCTGGTGAGATAATCGACAAAATCGATATCGCGATCGTCCATCATGCCACCTTCCAGTTCGGAGTGCCGTCGTCTTCCGGCTCTTCGAACCAATCCAGTTTGCGGGCCTTACCGGGCTTCACGTCAGCGGGGATGCCGTCCATCATTTTGTCCAGCAATTGGCCCACCAGCCCCAAGGCATCGACTTGGTCATCATGCTTCCCCGCCGGGAAGCTCAGCAGCTCGGACAGCAGCGGCTCAAGGAAAGGCGCGCCCCGCTGGACGTACAGGCCCTGCATGGACATGCGGCCACGGATTGATTGAGCGCGGACGGCTTTATCCCCGCGTGTCGGGAATTGCTCCCGGTGCACATATGCCTGACGCTCGCGCATGCGCTTCGTGAGCCAAGGCCCTACGCCTGATCGGATCTGGCCTTGCTCTTCAGCCCAGCCGACCGGCTTCCACTCGCGGACAAGATCGCAAAAGGCATCCACCCACATGGCGCTGTCCGCCTGACGGCGCCACAGATCCAGCAGGTACATACGGCCTTCTGGATCGACCCCGATCACCACGTGCACCGTGTAATCGCCGCCGTCTGCCGTAACCGCATAGTCCGATGCGCCGTAGACCCGCAGCGTTTCGCGGGCCGGAATTAGCGCCACCGTGCGCAGCCAGTCCGCTTTGAAATAATCGCCTTCCTCAGGCGCCGGCCGTTGCTGATACAGCGCGGACCAAGTGCGGGCCGGTGTGCGCTTCTGAAGGTCCAGAAGTTGCGCGCCGTACCCGTAATCACCCTCGGACCACAGAGGCGCGCCAATGGGGCGGCCTAGGGGGTCGTTGGCCTCTGCGATGGCTGGTAGGCTGACAACCTCCCAATCCTCGTTCTGGAGCGCGCGGCCGGCTAGGTCGTCCTCGTGCCAGCGGGTGAGGATCATCACTTTGCGCGCGCCGGGAACGAGGCGCGTGGTGAAGTCGTTGATGTACCAATCCCAGATCCTGTCTCGGACTAGCTGGCTGTCCGCATCCTGACGTGACCGGATCGGGTCGTCTATGATCCCCAGTTTGGCACGAAAGCCAGCGATACCAGTGCCCACGCCAGCGGCGTAGTATTCCCCCCCTGAAACGAGAGACCAGCGCCCGGCGGCTTGGCTGTCCGCTGACAGGCCGATGCCGAGTGCGCCCGAATGCTCGGAGACCAGATTGCGAACGCGCCTGCCCCACTTCTCGGCAAGCTCTGTCGTGTGAGACGCTGCGAGCATCCCCCAGGAGGGGTTGCGAGACATAACCCAAGGCGCGAACAGGATGCTGCCATATGTGCTTTTTGCCGCGCCCGGAGGCATGAACACCGCGAGGTTCTTGGTCTCCCCCCGCTCAACCGCCTCAAGCCGGTCTATCAGCAGCCGATGATGCGCGGCAGGCTCAAACCCGGCATAGCGACACCACTCAGTGAGGGAGCGCCGGACGGCCCTGCGTTGCAGCAGTATCTTCGCTGCGTCCTGACGCAATGGCTTCAAGCTCCGCATCTGTCATTGCAGACAGCGGCGTCTTGTTCAGGTTCTCGCGCTTCTCGACGCGCATTCCCGACAAGACGCCCTTCTCCTTGATTGCCGCTATGGCGGCTCCTGGCTGGCCCAACTGCATCGCCAAGGCCCGCGCCTGCTCTGCCTCTTCAAGGAGGCTGGCGAGCGTGATTTCGGCCTTCTGAGCCCCCTTGGACTGCAATTCCCGAATGCGGGTCATTACGTCGTCAAGTGTCGTCAGACGGTGTGCGTTTTTGCGGTCGGGCTTATATCCTGCAAGGCGATAGGCGTCGTCAGCGGTTTTCCCGCCTGCGAGCTGCTGTGCGAAAACTTCATGCCGCTGATTGCGAAGCGGGGCCATCAGGCTACGACTCCTCCCAGTCGCGGAGGTCAACGCCAGCCACCCCCAAGAGCACCCTGGCCTTCTGGAGGTCCATCTTGAGGATGGCAATCTCGCTGCGAAGGTGAGCGACTAGCGCCCCCACATCAGCGATGGGCTGCAATGACCGGGGGCGAAAGCCCAGGCCGATCAGTTTCGATATGCCGTCTGTCATGTCCTTGGCCGCCAACAGGGCCGCCTCAACAGTGCGCTGATCGTCTGCCGGATCGTACTTGTGGATGTTTGCCATCAGTTCAATCGCCCTGATGCTGAGTGGGCGCCCCGGGCCAATAGATCCCGGGCGCATCTTCAGCGGCCGAATATGACGCGTGCACCTCGACACTGACGCGGCCGCCGTAGATCTTGAAGCTACGCCGCATCACTGCATCGGGGTACTTTTCTTTGATTTCTGCTTCATAGGCGGTCGCCGCGTGGTCAAGCGTTCGCAACACGTCTTCGCGCCATTCCGATTTGTCTGCGGCGAATACCACGTTTTGATATTGAGGGTTGAACTTCATGTTCAGTTCACCCGCCCCACGGCAGCCATGATGGCCTCAACTTCGTCTTCCCGATCGGCGTCACCATCCTCGAACAACTCCGGTGCGATCTCCTGCGCCTGGTCAATGAGCCAAGTCGCAAAGGCTGCGTTGTCCATGTCCAGCAGGTTCTTGGCGCCTAGGAGCAACTGGAGGGCGACTATCTTGCGCTCGAGCATGGGGGGCAGCCCTCAAGCCTCATTAATTTCGATAAGTACCAAAAATACCTTGCATCGGTTGTTTTTGGTGTGTATAAAAATAGACATCAACAACGCGCAGCGGCGCAGCCACAGAGGGGCTTTCAATGACCAAGGACTTTATCGCCGGACTTGATTGCGTCGCCCGCGTCTCCGAGTGGAAGGATCGCTCATATCTGACACTTACCGGCGTTAGCCGGTCGTCAAAAGCCGATACCACAACCAAGATTTGGGTTAAGGGAACCGTGCTCACCATCGAGACGGGCAAGGGCTACCACAGCGACGAATTTATTGCCTCCAAAAGCGCTCTGGTTGATTCGGCAATTGGCGCCGGCTACCGCGTACTTGGCGCGTGACGGCCACCATGCTCAAGCACGTCAACCTCATGCTGATGCCGGATGGCAATGTGCGCCTTGCTCCCGCTTCCCTAGCTCATGGGTATTCTCGGGATAATCCGATTATCCGCGTTGTCGGTATCCCACCGATGATTTCCGCAGATCAAGTAATTTCGGCGTACACCCGGTGCGTGGTTTTGCCCGTGATGCATGCCGAGATACCCGTGCCATGGCATCGGATTGCCGACGTTGAGACTGGGGCGGTCATCCGGCTAAACCGTGGGCGCCCAACTCTTAGCGCAGGCGATAAAGCCGTGCGTATAAACATCACACTGTCGCCCGCGGCTTTGGGAATTCTTGATGCGCGAGGCGGCGGCAGGTCTCAGGAAATCGAGCGGCTTATTATTGATAGCTCGATACTTGACAAACACTGAATGGGCAGATCGTCTTTGAACCCGGCTTACTCGCCTAGGGTGCCAACGTGGCAGGGACGCGCTACAGCCGGCCGGTAAGGACATTGCGAAGCACGTAGTACTCCAGCGCCCAAATCTTGCCGCGCGCATTGTCCCGCGCGATCCGGCGGCCGACCGAAGCATTGAAATTCTCGGGGGATCCCGCAGCGCTCTCGCCGATGACGACGTACCCATTGCGAAGGGTCAGAGCGCACACGGTCATCGTGGTGCCGGGGAACACATGGTAGGCTTCGGATGCGATCTGGCCATTGATCAGATCGGGAGTGAGGCGAGGCGCGGTCAGGCCCTTGCGGGTGATTTCGGCCTCGATGGCGGCTTCATCCTTAGACATGGTTCTTCCTTTACGGGCTGGTTGAAGTTTGGGGCGGTAAGTTACTCGCCCAGAGATCCAACGTGGCAGGGCGGGATGTCATCTTCCCGGCTGGCTTCTGTGGGGACAGGCCGCCATTCCTCAGTGACAAGGATGTGCGGGCCGTTGCGGGTGGTGATGATCCACTTTTGAGAGAGCCGGCCGTCCGCGCCCCAGGCTATGTGCGCTGTGGGCTCTGCGTCCATGTCTCTCATGGCTTAGCATCCATGCTACACGCCGTAGCATCCATGTTCCGCCGATGCGGACTGTCCAGCCGTTGAGGCTGAACAGTCCGACGACGTGCGCAAGGCGAGGGGTCGCTCGCTCGCAATGAGCCCCTAGCTTGCCTCTTGGGTCTCCTCAGTTTTGAGGACACCTATCAGGTTAAACAGCGGCGCCTATCGGGGCCTTGCGGGATGGGTAGCGTCAGACAAGAGCCGTGAGCGATACCGGCCCAACCCAACCACCGCTGTCTGTTGGAGCGCGCTGTCTGCGAATTGGCCCGTGCAATCAAGCCCACGGTGGCTCTGGAATCAAAACGCCCGGCTCAATTAGACCGGGCGCGAAATGGATGGCGTAATTTTGGGCGCTTTTTCCCAAGTGTGCGGATCGCTGCTTGCGCCCGCTGGATCGGGTCATGCCTATGGCAGAGAGCCCCGGTCGTCCTTTTTGGACTGTGAGGTGATTTGCTTGCCAAGTCAAGCCGCAGGTTCCAACACGAAAGCGGAAATCTCAACCTCCTGCTGAAGGCCGAACAACTCGATCAGAACTCGCGCGTTCTTCCCGCTGATCTCCACCACTGGAACCTTGTGGCCTTCGAATGGCCCGTCAGCTATGCGGACAACCTGCCCCACTTTGAACTCGCTGTTCGAAGCCATGAACTTTTCTTCGGTCGGGCGGGTGAAGCCATTCTTGTATCGGCCAATCATGCGCTCCATCGCAGCGGGGTTGATGCTCTTTGGCGAACCGCCAACCCCAATGCAGCCTAGGATGATCGGGACTGCGAAGATTTCGAACCAGCGCGCCGGGCATGGCGGGAAGCCGGCAAAGACGTAGCCAGGGACCAGAGGGAAGCTGCGAAGCTCCTTCTCCTTCACGAACCGGCTCACCTTTCGCCACCGCCGATCGGCAGGGCAATAGGTGGTTACGCCTTTCCGGGATAGGATCTCCTGAACCGCGAATTCCTTCTGAGGTGCCACGCGCAAGGCGAACCATTCCAGCGCCGTCACCACGTCCATGAGGCGTTCAGCGGTCATCTGCTGGGTGGGGTAGAGCACAGGACGGCGCCGCTTGGCGCGACGCGCTTCCTGGGCACACTTCACGGCTAGCTCGATCTGCCGCTGGTGACTTGCCATCATGCAACTCCCGTTTTCAGAGGAAGGATGGTCGCGAGACGTGCAGCCATCGCCGCGCACTCCACTTCCGATCTGACAGGCAGCACCTTGGCGTCCAGAAGCCGCCTGATGAGCACCGCATGCCAAGCCACGTCACGCACCAGCGTGTCAGCAAGCCGGCGCATCTGCGGGGGGCTCGGTGCGAAGGCGAGGTTCACGTCCTTCAGGTCTTCCACCTCGCCACGCAGCCACTTGCGGCAGGCGCCGGATATCGCCCATTTGGGCAGGCCCTCCAGAGCGATGAAATAGGCCTGGGCCTTCGCTTTCGCAGCCTCAGCGCCCATTTGCTGCGCCGGGAACGACACCAGAAGCGCCGTGAAGTGCGTGGCGGCTTCCTCCATCGTGGCCGGCTGCATCGCCCGGTCGAGGTTCGCCAGATGCGCCACCAGCGCCACCCGCTGCTCAGCGGTAGGAGCCTGGGCCGCGCTGAGCACCGGGCGAAAGTCCGTACCCATTGCGGTCAGACACGAGGTCAGCCACGGCGGCAATGAGCGTATCGGAAACCCCGTTCCGAGGTGCAGTTCCGGGAGTGCGACCGGGGCGATGGTGGCGAGGGTCTGTGTCATGGGCTGTCTCCGGGGGCGGCGGGGCCATGCGGCGCGATTTGGCTTCGAAAATCCGGGCGGTGAAAAATTCCCAACTGCCGATGCGCCGGCCGAGGCCAGAGGGCTTGGCTATTCGGCGTGCTGCGATTTCCCTGATGGTCGGGATCACGTCCAGATCAACATCGCATCCGCTGTCGAGGCAGTTTAGGATGGGGGAGAGCTGGCACAGGGCCGGCGAAGTGGGGTCGAGCGCTTCGCCCCCGGCTTCCCGGAGCGTCGCTTCCAGCCCATCAAGGGATGATCTATCCCTAGGATGCCGCGCCTGCGCACCCACGCATTCCCTACCCTGCTCTATTGACGGTTCAAGTGACGGTTCTGGATGCCGCAACAGTGCGGTATCCCCTACCGCACCCGTGCGGTACCCCCCCCCGCAATCTGCGGCATACCCCCTACCGCAATCTGCGGTATCCCCCACAACATCTTGTGTCTTCCGTTCGGATTGACGAACAAGCGGATCTGCACCCGAGGCGTAGTATTCGGCCCGCTCTTTGGCCCGGTCGTCCCACAGCATGACCACGAGGTCGGTGGTGCGAGAGCCATTGGCACGGGTGCGCCGGAAGCGGGCCACCAGGCCCTTGGACTGGAGGTCTGCAAGGCGACGCTGCACCGAGTCCACAGACTGCTCTGTCTCGCGCGCAATGGCCGCCTGAGAGGCTGTAACCTCGCCAAATTCGTTCGCATAGTCGGCCATGGTCAGCAGCGTCGCCTTCGCGCTTGGGCCGCCTGTGCCGGTCAGGCCCTTTACCCATGCGGTGACGTAGACGCTCATTCCGCCGCCTCCGCACAGGCGCCAAGGGCCGCAGTCCATTGGCACGCCATGGCCGCAGCAAGTCCCGCGTAGGTCTTGCTGCGGTCGCGCCAGCGATCAGGCCCGGGCGATGCACGGTGCACCTGAGACCAGGATTTGTGTTCCGCCGTTCCGGAGCGTGGTGGCGTGAGCCTGTTGGTCGGCACGAGAGGCTGAAGGCCGCGCAGATACAGGCCGGTCGCCTTGAATGCCGGATCGCCGAACCACCAGGGTTGAACAGTCTGCGGCTTTTGCCACCCTTGGATTCGCTGGCGCGCGTGCTTGTGCATGACCGGGTTTTCCACGCACACGCGCTCAACAGGAGCATTCCAGCAGGCGCTGAAAAGCGCAGCCCCTTCATCAAGCTCCGCCCACATTTCTTCCCGCGTACGCCCCGGCGGAGGGACGCTCAGCCAGCGCACACCGGAATTGCAGAGCCGCGTGCACGGCGGGTGCATCACTGCCAGCAGATCCCACCCGCCTTTGAGATAATCGCGCACATCGCCAATCAGGTGCCGGTTGCTGCCGTCCTCTGCCGGCAACAGGTCCACAGACCACACGTCATGCCCATGAGCGGCGAATGCCCGCCGGACAACGCCGGAGGTCTCACAGCCGACAAGGATGCGCATTGACCAGCCGAATAGGTCGCTCATTCCGCCGCCTCCTCACAGAAGACGCCACACTCGAGCGTCAATGTCTTCAGGGGGCGCCCCTTCGCATCGGCGGGCAGCTCATCGAGAAAAATCAGGTCGCCCTTGTAGCGCGCGAGCTTCACACCCAATCTCCTGGACTGCTCAGCGCGTGCGCGGAAGATCTCCGGCCGGGTTCGTCGGACCAAGTTCCAATAAGTAGGGCTCTGCGCCTTCACGCATCCGATGCAGTTGGCATTGGGATATCCTTCGGCATACACGCGGGGCAGAGCGATGCCGGCCTCTATTAGGAGGCGGGCACAGTCTTCCTTTGTCAGGCCGGCTTCAATCAGAACAGGCAGGACATTGCTGCGCTCCCCAGACACGAACCTGTCGTGCCGACGCATTTCGTCCGACGTGAAGCCGAGCACGTGCCATGTGACGGAGAACCGGCGCTCATAGTCTTGCCTGGCCCCTTTCTTCAGGTGTTCTGTGCAAGGTGCGCCATGAGGAAAAACCATGGCGCCGCGTTCGTCCCACACCTGAACGGCAGACCCATGGGGGAACCGAGGATTGCGGTGCTCAACGATCGGCCGGCCAAGCCATGCCTCCAGATCACGGCCGAAGCGAAGGTTGTCCTCGTCTTCCTCGGCTACCGGATTATTCACGAGGCGAACGTCGCACAAATTCCCGTAGCGATTCAGTGTCTCGCGAGCGGCTACTGCGCTGGCAGCGCCATAGGAAACCCAGACCACAATGATGTCGCCTTCGGCTGGAGCAGAAAATTCCGGGAAAAGGAAATTTTGGTCGCTCATCCCGCCGCCTCTCTGGTGTTCGTGGCTTTGCGCTTTGAAAGGACGCGGGCGGCTTCCTCAAGGCGATCGGCGCCCCGCTCCAGCTTGAACCGCCAATAGTTCGCGGTGCTCTTGAGGGTGCTGGTCTCGCAGGCGCTCAGAAGCGCGCGGATGGCCTGGGCTTCCTCGTGCATTTCGCGGATCTTGCTCATTGAACCGCCGCCAGAATTCTGGTTTTCAGATAGTCGATCTGTGCAGCAACGACCGTGTCGCTCGCAGCCAAAGCGCCGACCTTCCGCACCGCGTGCATGATCGTCGTATGGTCGCGATCTCCAAACCGGCGCCCGATATCTGTGAGCGACACGGTGGTAATGATCTTGGCGAGGTAGGCAGCGATCTGCCTCGGCACGACCACTGACTGATTCCTGCGCTGCGATAAAAGCTCATCGCGCGATAGGTTGTAGTGGTCGCAGACGACTTGGATTATCAGGCTAACGGTGATGCGAGGCTTGGGAAGCGCCTCGGCTCCCGGGGTCTCCTGAATCGTGTTCGGGCTGGCGACAGGCATCCAATCCCGGGCATGCGGTGCAGCCTGTGCCGGCTTCCGGGACTTCGCGGGAGCGGCAGGCACCCGAGACCAGAGCCGCGCATGCGCATCTCGGGCGCGCTCCACATCCGCCAAGGTCGCAACGGCCTCAGCAGGCTTCCGCCGGCCTTTGGCTAGGTACCAATCCGGGAGGTGGACAGTCATGCCGCCCTCCCCTCAACTGCGGACAGGACAACGATGCAGCCGGCGGGGGCCTTGCCCCAATGGACTGTGAGGCTGTCGCAATACCGATCATTGCTGATGACGCGAACGCCTTCCGCCTGGAGGAAGTCAAAGAGAACCTTCACTCGATTATCCAAATCGCTGGTGCCGCGCCGGGCATCGTTTAGGGTCACAAGCGCCGTGAAATGGCCGCCGATTTTCGGCAGGAGGTGCCCGTTTTGAGCTCGGTATTCGCCGAGGGCCGCAGCCGCCCATGTCTTGTAACGGTCAGACTTGTGCAGCCTCCCCCCACTCACGCGGTACATCCGGTTGATGCTGGGGGGGATCGGAAGCGAAAGGGTCAGGGTCATTTTTTGCTCCGTGCACGCGCACCCGCGAGGGAGAGGGGCTAGATCCGAATGCCGAGGGCGCGGCAGTACAGCTCCAGAACGGATTCAAACTCCTGCCGCGCATCGGCATCGGCGCGCCGAATCTCCAGAATTTTGCGCATGACTTTCACGTCGAAGCCGGCGGCCTTGGCTTCGGCATAAATGTCCTTTTTGTCGCCGTTCAACCCGCCAATTTCTTCCTCGACGCGCTCGATCCGCTCGATGAATTGGCGCAACTGTTCCTTGGCGAACCCCGCCGGGGCGTCGCTGATGTCATCCGTCATTGTCTGTCCCCTGAGATGCGGCGCTTACCGCCTGCGGATCAACCGAGCCCACCAGAGCCTCGCACGCGCGAACAGCAGCGCAGTCAGGCCCGGCGATTGCTTTCGTAAGGTGGATTTCTTGTTCAAGTGCCCTCGCCTGCCGAGCGCATTCGGCCACATATGCTTGTTGGATCGCCGTGAAGACCGAGATGAGAAGATCCTTCGGGCGCCGATACCGGAGCGCCCAAATTGTCGCGTGAGGGATGCCGTGCCGCCGGCTTACCCGGCGCATCGCGTTTTGAAGGTCGCCGGGGCCTCGGCTCTCTTTGTGAACAAGCTCTCGTGTCCACAACGCCGCTCGCTCGACGTAAGCTTCTGACATTGCACGATCCTCAAAAGATTTTTGCGCCATCTGCAAATCCATTCGCCCTAGCTTCGGGACGTTCACGGAGTGCAGATGAATGCTTATGGAAATGCCTGCGGAAGAACTTGCCGGGACCGCCGCAGAGCTTGAAAAAGAGGGCCGCGCCCCGAACAACGGGGGCGCGGCAAGTGGCGCGGGGGAGGACAAAACCGCGCGGCAGGAAAATTGGATTCAGGTCGGCCCGCTTGCCGCAGCCATTTTGGCGAGGATCAAGCAAAGCCGGGAAATTGCGACTGCCGCCAGATAAGCGGCCCTGGGGGATGGGTTGGCGCCCATCCAGCGGCAGTCTATCCCCGTGGGGGGACGGGGATTGGGGAGAGGGCATCATACACCCTCTTGGTTGTTAATTTCGTCAGAGAGGCGTGCAGCCATTTCCGCGATCTGGTCAGGCCACACCCACCAGATCGGAAGCGCACCCTCGGCATCGGCTCTGATGAAATCCCCACCTTCGGGACAGTGGCGCCCAAAGCTATCGAAGCAGATGGCAGTGAAGTGAAACCCCCGCCATCCGTCGTAACCATCCTCGGTGTTGTTCCATCGTGGATGGCTTCTCAGCACTATGGAGCCCTTGGCGTCCCATTCCGAAAGAGACTTGAAAGTCTGATCGGGGAAAGGCGGCGCAATGCGCTTGTCCGTGCTCATGCCACTGCCTCAGATCGAGAGGGGGAAGGCGGGGCGGAAAAGAAAAGCTCGTCCTTCCACTTCACGCCGCGACTGCGGGCCGCCTCTCGGATGCTCGCCATCTGCGGAAGATCAGGATGCAACTCGCCACTCTCCCACCGGGATACGGTGGCTTGGCTGGTCGCGGTGATCTCAGCCATCTCGGATTGCGAGATGCGGAGCACCTTTTTGCGAATATGGAGAAGCGGGTTCATGTCTATCCTTATACGCATACGCATTTATCGGCGCAAGCAGATTATGCGAAAACGTATTGGACGAAATTCCGAAGGCCGGCGTATAGCGCGAGGATGAACGTGATTCAGACCCTGCAAGCCATAATGGACCGGACCGGCTGGAATCAGGAGGAGCTGGCGGGGCGCCTTGCCACCTCGCAGGCCACTGTCTCCCGCTGGCTCAAGGGCGCCGATCCGCGCGGGCAAAGTCACGCCGCAATTCAGGATCTCTATCAGCGCGTGGTGACAGGCGACATAGACAGCATGGACGTTGCCGAGATGTCGGGCACGTCCCGCCGCAGCAATAACCGGCTGGTTACGATCGTCGGCTACGTTGGGGCTGGTTCAGAGATTTTCCCGGTGGACGATCACGAAAAAGGCGCGGGTCTTGATGAGGTTGAGGCGCCCTTCCCCGTGCGCCCCGGAACCGTTTGCGCCGTCGTGCGCGGCATCTCTATGCTGCCGATGTTTGAAGACGGCGATCTTGTCGGGTACATTCGCCGCGATGAAGACCCTTCGGCCCTGGTCGGCAAGCGGTGCCTCGTGAAGCTGCGGGATGGGCGCATGCTCATCAAGCGCATTCGTCGCGGCACCCACCCCGGCGTTTACACGCTCGTCAGTTCGAATGCCGAGGATATCGAGGACGTGGAAATTGAATGGGCGGCTCGCTACAGCTTCGCCCTGCCCTCCGATGAATGGCACTCCCTGCAAGACGCAAAATAGGCCCGCGATAAGGTTCGGCTCGCGCTAACCGGAGTCCGCCGGGCCGAACATTCGCATATTTTTATACGTTTTCGTATTTTCCCGGTTGAGTTCCGAATACGTATATGCATAATAGACCCATCGAAACCCCGATGGGACCGCAACCATGGCAACCGCCGCAATCATCCCCGCAGAGACCGTGACCCTGATTGCTGAGGCTTTGTCCGATGCAGAGCGGGAGCTGGAGTGGTTCACGAACACCTACGGCAGGTACAAGAGCACTCGCGAAGCTATCGCCAAGGTCCGCGCCGCAAAAGCTGCTTTCCAAGCCATCACGGACGGGCGGTGACATGCGCTCGCTCATCACCCCCAGCCTCCAGATCGACGCTCGCGCTGTGGGGCTTGAGGCCATCGAACAGGCGCGGTCTGACCAAAAGTCCGAGGCCAAGCGGTTCTCACCCGCCATGCGCACGCCCTATCTCCGGCTCCTGCGTGAAGCACTCGACTACAAGCGCAAGGTCGCGGCGAACGAACTTTCACAGGCTTTCGTGATGCGCCGGCGCCAGCAGATCGGCGCCACTGCGGCGCGGATTGAAGACCTGACCGCCTCGATCGACCGTATCGACAACCCTAGCACCCGCCCGGGCCGGTATTTCGCCTTCGGCGGCAGAGAACTCCTAGCCCAAGACCTTGGATGGATGCGCGCGGAACTGGCTGCGCTCCAGAGCGAGAAGGAAGCCGCGTGATGGACGATGTGAAGCACACACCGGCGCCCTGGATCATCCAGCGCGATTTTCGTTATGGGATGATCGTTAAGGAAGACGGGAATCCCATCGTCGATACGCTTCTGTCTTCCCCCGCTGATCGCCAGTTGATTTGGGCGGCGCCCGATATGCTTTTGGCTCTCCGCACGGCCGAGCGCGAACTTTCAGCCGCACAAGACGGCAGCGTCGGCGGCGTTCCCAATAGCGCCGCGCTCCTGATTCCAGAGGCGCTTGAGCAGGTCCGCGCCGCGATCTCCAAAGCGACGGGAGTCGCGTGATGGACAACGCCACCAAGGACACACTCCAGGCCCTGAGAGCTTTCGTGCGGCATTGGCGCCAAGACGTTGCGTCCGGCCTCAAGCCGACTATTGAAACGCTCGACATCGCTGAAAAGATGATTTCGGCCGCTCTGAAACAGGAGCCGAAGAAATGACCCCGCTGCAATGGTTCTTCACAATCTTCGCCGGCTGGTCCTGCTTCTGCGTCTTAGCCGCCTTCTGGCTCTACTACATCCGGAGGGGCGCGCGATGAAGCCGGGCTACCCGCACCTGATTGTGTTCCTGCTGATGATCGCTGTGTTTCTCGTGATCGCGGCCATTCACCAAGCCCTTCTGCCCAAAGACGAAATCCCGCCCAAGATCCACAGTGAGGTTCGCTATGGATAGCGCCGCCCTCTCACAGATCGAACGCGACACCGCAGCCGAGAGCGCCGAAGTTATCCTTCGGATGCTGCTCATAACACTCAAGATTACGGGGGCTCACCATGGGTAATGCTGCCTATGCCGCAGAAATCGACGCAATGGACGTGACCGGCACGAGCGCGAAGGCTGCCGCTCCCGCCGTCCGCGCCACCCGTGCGCCTGCGACGCGCCGCGCTTCTCCCAAGTCTGACGCTGGTTCGATCCTTGGCGCCGTTATGCAGGCCGCCAGCCGGGCCGAAGTTGATGCGGACAAGGTTGAGCGCCTGATGAAGATGTACAAGGAGATCCGAGCGGACGAAGCCGAACGGGCCTTCAATCTGGCGATGAAGGCCGCACAGTCTGAAATGCGCACGATCGGCGCCGACGCGACCAACCCGCAGACCAGAAGCAAATACGCGACATACGCCAAGCTCGATAGCGTGTTGCGTCCCATCTATACGCGGCATGGGTTTTCCCTGAGCTACGACGAAGCCGACAGCCCGAAGCCAGAGCACATCCGAGTGCTCTGCTATGTGGCACACGAGGACGGGCACACCCGCACCTATCGCAAGGATATGCCTGCGGACGGTAAGGGCGCCAAGGGTGGCGACGTGATGACCAAGACCCATGCCGCCGGCGCCGCCGCGTCCTATGGGGCTCGCTACCTGCTCAAGGGCGTCTTCAACGTCGCGGTGGGGGATGAAGACGCGGACGGCAATGAGCCCAAGAGCGCCGAAACCATCTCTCCCAGGCAGACGGACGAGATCCGCGCCCTGATCGATGAGATGGGGGTAGATATCCGCAGGTTCTGCGCTCATTTCCAGATCGCCGCCGTGGCCGATCTGCGCACTGCCGACTTCGCCAGCGCTGTTTCCCAACTGAACGCCAAACGGAAGGTGTCGTGATGGACATCGAACTCATTACGATTGAGCCCAAAAACGCCCTGACTGTTTTCACGACGGACGGCGCAATTCAGCCATTCCTCGACAAGATCCGAGGCGAGATCGACGCTTTTGAAGCTGACTTGTCCACGAACAAGGGGCGCAAAGAGGTGGCATCGTTCGCCGCCAAAATCAGCAAGGTCAAGGTCTATCTGGACGACGGCGTTGGCAAAAAGCTCGCTGCCGAACAGAAGGAAATCCCGAAGAAGATCGACGCTTGCCGCAAACACGTCCGCGACACGCTTGAGGCGTGGCGGGATGAAGTGCGCGAGCCGTTGACCGAATGGGAGAATGCGGAGAAGGCCCGCGTGGATGCCCACACGTCCGCTCTGACGCGGCTGGACCAGCTGGCCGACATGAGCCGGCAGATGGTGCCATCAAGCCAGCTTCGGGAAGCTCTGGCAGAGGTGGAAGGCACCCCCGTTGGGCCTCAGTGCGAAGAATATGAAGCCGCGTATGCAGCGGCCAAGAAGGCCGCAATTTCTGCCCTGAATGAGGGAATTGCAGCGCGCGAGAAGTATGAGGCCGAACAGGCCGAACTTGCCGCCCTGCGGGTTGCCGCAGAAGCTCGGGCGAAGAAGGACCGCGAAGACCAGATCGCCAAGGAAGCGGCGGAGAAGGCCACCCGTGACGCTGAAAACAAGGCCGCTGCCGAAAAGCAGAAGGCCGAAGACGACGCGAGGCGCGAGCGTGAAGCCGCAGAGGCGCGCGAACACGCGCTGAAACAGGCCGCAATCGACGCCGAACGTCGGGCCGCACAGGCGGTGGAGAACGCGCGCTTTGAGCAAGAGGCGGCTCGCGCTGCCGAAGCCGCCGAAGCCCAGAGGCGCGAGAGCAACAAGGCGCACCGCGCCAAGATCAACCGCGCTGCGATGGAGGCTCTTGTTTCCGGCGGCATCGCGGAAGACACCGCGAAAGAGGTGCTGAAGCTCATCATCCTCAAGGCCATCCCGGCCGTGACCATCCAATACTGAGGATCGGGCCATGATGCAGATCATCGATTGCATTCAGGGGACTGAGGAGTGGTTCCGCGCCCGCGCCGGCATGCCCACGGCCTCTGAATTTTCCACGGTCATGGCCTCGGGCCGCGGCGGTGGGGAAAGCAAGACCCGCCGTTCCTACATGCTCAAGCTCGCAGGCGAGATCATCACTGGCGATCCGATGGAGCACTTTTCCAATGCGGCCACCGATCGCGGCCATGCAATGGAGGAAGAAGCCCGCGCGGCCTATTCCTTCATCACGGATGCGGAGCCGGTGCAGGTCGGTTTCATTGTGAACGGCCCGAAGGGGTGCAGCCCTGATGCCCTGATCGGCGATTCCGGCATGCTGGAAATCAAGACAGCCGCGCCGCACATCCTGATCGAGAAGCTGCTGAAGGACGAATTCTCTCCAGAGCACAAGGCGCAGTGCCAGGGCGCGCTTTGGGTGGCAGAGCGCGAGTGGATTGACCTCATCACCTATTGGCCCCGGCTCCCGCCACTCATCAAGCGCGCGACGCGCGATGAAGTGTACATCGCCGGACTCGCGAAGGCCGTGGACGATTTCAACGCGGAGCTTGCGGAGGTGGTCGATCAGATCCGCCGCTACGGACAGGCGAGGGCTGCATGAGCCGCGCCCTCATCATCCTCAACAGCTTGAAGGAGCGCGAGGCCGCAATCAGCCTCATCCGCCGCGCCCCCACCGGTAGCCGCGTCGAGGTGAAGGGCGAGAAGCGCAGCCTCCCGCAGAATGAACGCATGTGGGCAATGCTCACGAACGTCGCTACTCAGAAGGACCACGGCGGCCGGCGCTACACCCCCGATCAGTGGAAGGTGCTTTTCATGCACGCCTGCGGGCGCGAGGTGCAGTTCATCCCCGCGCTGGATGGCACCACATTCATCCCCTGGGGGCAGCGGTCTTCTGACCTGTCGAAGGCGGAAATGTCGGATTTGATCGAGTTCATGTTCGTGTGGGGTGCGGAAAACGGCGTCGTTTGGTCTGACCCCGACAGCGTGCCTGCATCTGAGATCGAGAATGCGGGGAGGGCAGCATGAACGCCCGCACCGTTCCCGAGTGGATTGCACCCACCCCAGACACCGCCATCCCGCCCCGCGTCAGAATCCGTGTATGGGACCGCGCAAACGGTCACTGCACCATCTGCACGCGCAAGATCCGGGTCGGCGAGGCTTGGCAGGCTGACCACACCGTCGCGCTCATCAACGGCGGAGAAAACAGAGAGGCCAACCTGCGGTTGGTCTGCGGATTTTGTCACGCGGCGAAGACGGCCGAAGACGTTGCGGAGAAGGCCCAGACGGCCCGCGTCCGCAAGCGCCACCTCGGGATCAAGGCGCCGTCGCGGTTCGCTTGCAGCCGGGACAGCACCCGCCGGAAGAAGGTGTCTGGCGAAGTTGTGGACCGCCTGACCGGCGAACCTATTGGGAGAAAGTGACCATGACCCACATCCCCGGCCTTCCCGATTGGAACGACCTTCCGAACGAGGCCAGATCCGCCGCTTGCAAGGCGCCGGCTTGGTTCGGCGTCGCAGAGTGGGAGCGCGGTCAATGTGCTCTTGAGGTCTATGAGGCCATTCGGGAGCACGTCCCGCCGGCCATATTCCCGCTGTTCCAGAGGCGAGAAAAGCCCCGCGTCCGCGTTCAGGCGCGTGGCGTGCCTCATAGGGAGCCCAGCCATGACGACTGACAAGCCCCGCCCTGTCCCGGTCTCCGAGCGGGCCGCGAAAGAGCACCTGTATGGGTGCCATATTGATCTTGCGCCCGACGAGGAGCCTGACGGCTGCGTCATTGATGAATACCGGCGGCAGGACTGCACAGAAGCACACCGGCACGCGATCAAATGGACGTGCCCCTGGTGGCGCCTCCGCTCCGATGCAGAAAGGATATAGCCATGACGGAAAATTATGCTGCCTTCCATGTTCCGACGCTTCGCGAGCGGATGTGGCGGAAACTCGGCTTCCGATATCACCGAGGTGATGAACCGGAGGGCGTTGAGGCGCTTGAAGGCTGGATGCGCACCGATATCCGCTTGGATTTCAGTCTTTCCGATCGCTTCCGGCTACTGTTGAGCGGGCGGCTGTTCGTCGCCTCGATCGTCCACACCGATACCCCATCGGCCTCTATCTGCAAGAGCCGTCTTGACTGGCAAATTTATGCGCCGGGAGAGCGCCTCCGCTCCGATGCTGGGAGGACGTGAGATGAGCACTGATGCAGAGCGTGAAGCGTTAGATGCTGCGACCCTGCGCAAGCTTGCTGAGTTTGGTGAAGCCATCCCTACGAAGGTCCTCATAGAGGCTGCAGCGGACGAGGTGGCAAGGCGCCGCCTTTCAGAGCCTGTGGCGGATGATCTGGTAGAGCGGCTGTTACACAGCACATGGGGCAGCAACGTAGCGGACACGCTCCAAAGCTGGACTCGTCAACGCGAGGAAGCTGCCGCCCGCATCACCGAACTGCAAGCCGAGGTGGAGAGGCTGCGCGAGGCACTACAGCCGATTGTCGAAGAGTTCGGAAGCACGATCGCGCAATATCACAAGATAGGCCCCGACTACACATTGAAAGACGGAACAGAGGTATTCGAGGTTAGCTCGATCCTCGATCGGTCCGATCTTATCGATGCCGGTCTTTCCGCTCTCAACACAGGAGAGAGCGATGCAGGGTGATGAGATCACGCGGCTGATTGCCGAGGTGAAGAGGCTGCGGGAGGCGTTGCGCAGCATTCCGCATGTTTACGAAGCAACCGGAAGTTGGAACGCAAACCGCTGGAAGGTTCGGAGAATCGTAAGCGCCGCCCTCGACGCAGGAGGGGCAGATCATGCCGCTCATTAATCCTTATAACGCCAAGAGAAACGAGCAAACCACCATTTGTCATGAATGTGGCAATTCAACTTTGGCGCACGGAAGGGCTTCGTGGACGGATGATGGCATATCTTTTTGTCCCACATGCTTTCCAACTTCCGCAGAAGATCGCGTAACTGCTCTGAAGGCCGAGGTGAAAAAGCTTCGCACGGAGTTGCGGAGTATTGCCGAGGGGAACCTTGGAGACTCTCCGGGGCAGGCCAACTATGCCCGTATCAGAGATGTAGCCCGCGCCGCTCTCTCCACCCCATCTAAGGAGGGCTGAATGGCTCTGACAAAGGAAGAAGTGCTGCGGGCTGTGGCCAGCGCGAAAGAGCCCAATAGCTACCGCATCAACGAAGAGATTGCTCGCGCACACGCCCGCCGTGTCCGAGCCGGCGGAGTAGGCCATACCCCGCGAACAGACCTTGTTTTGCGGCGGCTTCGCTCCCTTGAGCGCGACGGGCTCCTGAAGGCTTCGGCGTTTTCATATGGGTATTACGGCTACGGCTGGGACATTACCGAAGCCGGCCGCGCCGCTCTCGCACAGAGCAAGGGAGGCGAGGATGGCCGGTGACCCGAACCCGCCGATGAGGTTCGTTCATCCTATCGGCCCTTGGCACGACTGGTTCGCATGGAAGCCAGTCCGCACCTATGACCAGCGCTTTGTCTGGCTTCGCTGGTGCCGGCGCCGCTGCATGCAGAAGCACCAATATCTCGACGGTGGCCCGGACTTCTCGTGGCTGTACCACATTGAATTCGATGGGACGGGAGGCGACGATGGCAAATGAACTGAAGCCGTGCCCGTTCTGCGGAGGCGGCCCCGTGCTCATGAAAGGCCCGCCGGGCTGTCATTACGTCAAATGCACTGTCTGCGATGCCGCGTCTGACGACTGCTCTGTGCCGCGTGCCATGGAGAAATGGAACCAGCGCGCCCTTCCCACCATTCCCAGCCACTATGGCTCCTATACGCCCGTCACCCTATCGGGCCGCACGGCGCCGATGAATGAGGCGGACCTTGCCGCAGCCGTGTACGAGGTCAACGAACGCAATTCGCGGGCGATACACAAGGCACAAGAGGTGCAAGAGATCGGCGATCCGGAAGAGCCGCCGCCCGCCTACGTCTTCACGTACCGCAATCATCGCGGCGTGTCTGGCGTGAGGCGCGTGCAGCCGATCGGCGTCCGATTCGGCACCACCGAATGGCATCCAGAGCCGCAATGGCTGCTGAGGGCGTTCGATCTGGACAAGGACGCCGAGCGTGAATTTGCGATGAGCGAGATCGTGCCGGCTTCCTCCCCTCCCTCCGATGACGGCTGGCAACCGATAGAGACGGCGCCGAAGGATGGGTGGAAGTTCGAGGCGCGGTATGACGACGGATCGACGGAGCACGGCGTCTATTGGGCCACTGAGCGCTACTGCATGATTGGCTCTCCGCAAGGCTCAAAAGGCCCCGGGTGCATGTCATCCGAGGTGTTCCTTCCGGTTGCTCCCACCCACTGGCGCCCTGCGCCGCCGAAGGGAGACGCGCCGTGAGCGAGCCCGTCTTCGTATTCGGCTCAAACCTCGCAGGTCGCCACGGCGCGGGCGCGGCGAAGTGGGCGCTCCAGCACCGGGGCGCTCGGTATGGCCAAGGCGAGGGCCTGCAAGGCAATAGCTATGCCATCCCCACCAAGGACGGCGCGATCCGAACGCTGCATCTTGATGAGATCCGCAAACACGTGTCCCGCTTTCTGGATTTTGCTGCTAGCCGACCTGACCTGCAATTCCAGTTGACGCCGATCGGCTGCGGGCTGGCCGGCTACAGCCCGTCAGATATCGCGCCGATGTTCAAAGGGGCTCCGGCGAACGTCATCCAGCCCCATGAGTTTTTGGAGCTACGCCCATGACCGAGACCACTCAGAAGCCGCGCGCCTATATGAGGCGCCGTGCATACGACGGAATCGACGTGATGCGCCTTAAGAAGGCCGACCGCCCGCGCGGCAGAGACAACACCAAAAACGGAGGGTGCACATAAAATGGGCGCTGTTTACACCCCCGAAGAAATCGCTCAGCGTTGGAAATGCTCCCCATCCCTCGTGCGCCGAATGGTTGCAGATGGCAAGATGCCGGGCTCCTTTCGCCTGGGGGGAAAACTCCTCCGCATCCCTTTCGAGACCATCGAGGCTATCGAATGCCAGAATACCGGCTCCAGCGCCTCAGAGGCGGGTGGGCAATTGCAGAATACGACGGAGGAAAACGCGTCGGGCGTCAGCAGCTTATCGCTCGAGATGCGGCGTCGGCGGCTGATGAATTCCGTGCGCTCGTAGCCGACCGAGGCAAGATCCCAGACCCGACTATTGATGATTTATGGCGGCTCTACAGGGCCGACCGCGACGGGCGCGTGATCGCCGCGAACATGGAATTTTCCGGACGCGCCGTGCTGCCTTTCTTCGGGCGCAGGCGCCCGAACGAAATCACGACCGAGCTTTGTCGCGATTACACCAAGGCTCGCCGCAAGCTGAAGCGCCACGACGGAACGATCTGGACCGAGTTAGGGCACCTCCGCACCTGCCTGAAATGGGCGGAAAAGGAGCGGTTGATATCCCGAGCGCCGAACATAGAGCGCCCGCCCAAGCCGGCGCCCAAAGACAGGCACCTGACACGAGCGCAGTTCGAAACGCTGCTGGAGCACGCGTCTATGCCGCACATACGGCTATTCCTGATTCTCGCCATAGGAACGGCGGCTCGGGAACAGGCGCTACTTGGCCTGACATGGGATCGTGTGGATTTTGAGCGGGGGCTTATCCATTTGGGCGACCCGGCCGCCACACAGAAAATGAAAGGCCGCGCCGTCGTGCCCATGACCGCGAGCGCTCGAGCCGCCCTGCAGGAGACAAAGGCCGGCGCGCGCACGAAATATGTTGTGGAATGGGCCGGCGCCCGCGTGAAGAAGGTTCGGCGCGGGCTCAATATGGCCGCCACACGGGCGAACAAAGCCGACCCGTCTATTGGGCTGGTGAGCCCCCACATATTCCGCCACACCGCAGCGGTCTGGATGGCGGAAGCCGGCCGGCCCATGCCGGAGATATCGCAGTACCTGGGGCACTCAGACAGCCGGATCACGGAGCGCGTCTACGCCCGATTCTCACCGACCTTCCTTAAGGAGGCTGCGTTCTCCCTAGAGGTCGGGAAAATGCGGAGTGCTCCTAGGTTCGCTTGAACCCATCGGAGCGCGTGAGGCGCGCGCAGAGCCCGTATATGGCCGAACCAATGGCGAACAAACGCGGACAGATCGTGAAGACAGGCAGGGCCACATATTTCACACCGAAGTGCTCCTGCTAAGCGCCACAAGACGTATTGACGCGGTCTCAGGTTCGTTTGAACCTAGGGCGTGGAATGGACGATTAGCTCAGCGGGAGAGCATCCCCTTCACACGGGGAGGGTCGCAGGTTCAATCCCTGCATCGTCCACCATCCCTGCACATCAGCGCCCGCGATCAGTTGGCGCCTCCCTTATTTTCCGCTTGCGATGCCCGATAATCGGACATACAGTCTATTCATCGGACGGCGATTGGCCGACCGACCTCCAGAGGGAGACTGAAATGAATACGGTCACCGAAAAACAAGCCGCTCTTATTCGGTCGCTGGCGGTCCGCTTTGAAGCGCACAAGGTTGTCGCCCCAAAGAAGGTTACTCGGTGGAATGATCCGGTTGGCGCCCATACTAGCGCGCTCCGCTATGTGCGCGAGGTGATTGCGCTTCTTGACGCTGGGAATATGACAAAAGGTGCAGCGAGCACCCACATTGGCCAGCTCCTTTTTAAGGCAAAAGCGCTCTGATAGGAGGCGTCCTTGATTGAAATAAACATGGAAACAGTTGATTTTTCCGCGTCAGCAGAAAAGGCGCTGGAATGGTGCCGTAAACAAGTTCCAGCAGACCTATATGATCGAACCGACTACCTCGTGCAGCATGGCGTATCGACCTCTGCGGCTGTCATGAAAGATGTCGCACTCGGGCGCATGGAGCCGAACGACATCTTTCCCAAGCAAGCTGCCACCTGCCTCAAAATTCATAATCTGCTGGTTTTTGTGGATGAGCCCGAGAGCGACATCCAAATGACGTGGATCAAATGAGCGGCGCCGGCTTCGACACCCGCCGACGCGCTCTCGGCCTCTCAATCGCTGAAACCGCCGCCGTGTGTGGGGGGGTGAATGAGCGCACCGTGAACCGCTGGATCAATGACCATTCGTCGGTCCCTGACGACGCCTTCGGCGCTTTAGACGCGCTTGAGGAAACACTGGAGCGCGCGGTGGACCGGCTGGTTAAGATTGCGACAGACCAAACGACGGCTGGACCGATTATCGTTCGCCGCTACCGCACACAGGATGACCTTTCGATGGGCCCTGATGATATCGGCATCCCGATCGGCGCGCACGCGATGATGGCCGCATGGCTGGATCACGCCCTGGCAGCACGGGGTGTGGACACAGAAATTGTGTGGGCTGATGTCGTGGATTAGGACGAGCGACTGTTCCGCACCCACTCACTCACAGCCGCCGCCCCTTGCGCAACCAGGGCCGCAAGCTGTGCAAGCGGGAGGGGGATCACCTCCGGAGGCGCATCGGGCCGCAGGATGTGCAGCGCCGGGCCTGCCTCGTCCACGATGATGCGGGCGTAGACCGTCACCGCTGGATCAGGCGGCCCTTGATGCCGGCGAGATCCTCGCGAACCCCGCCCATCTGTGTCAGGATTTCGGAGTTGGTTTTTCGGATGTCGCGCACGGCGTCGGAGAGGTTGCCGATTCGCTCGTTTTGGACGTTGTCCGATTGCGCGTGGATTTCGACGCGGGGAAAGTATATGGCCGCGTTCGCCTGCAAGTTCAGAATGTCGCGGCGCATTTCGGCTTGCGCTGCCGCATATGTCGATGCCTGATACCAAAGCGCCCCGCCTACCGTAAGCATGAGTGAAACGATATTCAGGATCTGGCCAAAATCGAACGACCAGACGAAGCGCGGCTTGTGCATGGAGGATTCCTCCTTCGCGGGGTCAACCTCTGCCATCATGAATTAGATCCTGCCTTCCAGCCGCAAATCCTTGACCCGACCGTATTATGCGTCAGGATCTGCTGCTTCGTCCCGGTGGTGAGCGCGTCGTGCACCGATGGCCGGATGGGATAGGCCACGGCGCAATAATCACCGCTTGTCGCGCATCCAGAGATCAAGCCGGCGATCGAGATCAGCAGGAGCCAGCGCGTCCACTTCATTTTCGGTCTCCTTTGCGATTTTGACAGCACGGGCCTTCGCTGCCTCGGTTGCAGCTTTCTCCCGCGCGAGCGCACCTGATGCGCCCCGGTTACGGCCTGCGAGATAGGCGAGGATGGCAGCGCCGGCCGCAGCGGCTCCCGCCTTGACGGGGCTCGGGAGCGCAAGCCAGATTGGCCACCAGAGCTGATACGTCGCGGCAAGGGCAGCGAGCGCTGCAAGCCCCCATGCCCACCACGGGGTATTGTCGAACACGACCCCCACCAGCCACGTCATGTGGCCACCCCGGTTGCCAGCTCCGGCATATCGAGAGCGTCCGCAAGCGCCACCGCCTTGCGTTTGGCCCATTGGGTGTAGAGAAGGCCCGCAACCGTCGCCAACGCTCCCACCACCATCAGCACGACAAGGACAGTGGAGAATGTGGCGCTGCGGTCAGCGACTGGGGCGAGGGCTTCTGTCGCTGCGGCAATCGTGGTCTGCACCACCCCGCCTGATGCCAGGCTGTCCCCGATCACACGCGGCGGCAGGGACTTGGCGTTCTCCACATAGGCTTTCCCACCTGCCCAACCCTGCGGCATGGGGAGATCAGTGGACCCATAAGCCACAGCATGGCCAAGGTTCCGCACCTCGGACACGCGGCGTGCCCATCCCTTGCCGAAAACGGGCCACGTGCTCAGGGCCTTCAGCATGGCAAGTCGGCGGTCTTGGATTTTGGTGATGAGCCGGTCAATATCGTCAACCCGCCCGATCGCGTCCAGCGTCTCTTTGCCGAGCACGCCGTCCACACCCACACCCTTGATCCCCACGTCAGACAGAGCCCGTTGCAGCCATTTTGTGACCTGCGACGCGCCGGAGTTGACGCAGCCGTCGTACACGACATAATCCAGTCCCGGCGGAAGCCGATCTCCCTGGATCACGTCCCAATAGCGCTTGCGGTAAATTTCGTCGCGCTCCCGCGCCCATTCTGCGGTTCCGAGCATGGACGTGGTGAGCGCTCGGATGGGCAGGCCCTTGCCTTTGCGGTAACTATCGTAAACCCGCTGGATCACGCCTTGGAGTGTCACGCCACCGGGGTCTGCGGGGTGGTTGGAATATCCACCTTCGTGGTGGATCACCGCCTTGAGTGAGGGCGCAAAATTCTCAGCAGACATGGTTGCTCCAGGCATAAAAAAGCCGCCCGGAGGCGGCGGATGTGGGATGAGCGGGGGATCACCCCCACACGACGGCGGGGGTCTCGGGAAAAACCCGATAGGGCGTGAGCGCGGCGGGCACATCGGCCTCGCTCGCGTGCCACAGCCCGTTGACCAGATAGCCCGGCAGAGGCGCGCCATCGGCGTCTATGAGGTGTCCGATGTCATCCAGGCACCAATAGACGCCACCAAACCAGCCGTCCGCCTGCATACTCTCAATGGAGGGCTCACCGATCAGGGCGGCGGCGACAGCAAGTGCGGCTGCACGATCAGGGAAGACGAGATACAGGGGGATTGGCTCAGACATAGGGCACCGCTGCGGCCTGGAGTTGCGCGTTTGTCAGGCTAATCGGCCCAAGGGCGATCAGATCATGCAGCGCGTTGGCGTACAGGCTCCCGGCGCTGTCGCGGGATAGGAAGAGGTTGCTCCGATCGCCGGCGGCCGCCGTGAGAGATGCAACCGATCCTCCATTTGACGCCGCTGACCGGGTAGACCCGTCAAAGGTCACGGCGCACCCAAATCCTGCCGTGAAATATCCAGAAGCAAACGTGGAAAACATGTTGGCGTCCGTGTAATAGTTCGACCGGTTCGATGTGCCGTAAGAAACAAAGGCGGTGGGGAGAATGCCGCCCAGTACCCGCGCATTCGCCACACTGGTGGTGAGCAACTGGCCACGGACAACCATCGCGCCCGCGCTACCCTGGACTACTGCCTCAGCCGCTGCGGGCAGGCGGAATGTTTCAATCGGTCGCGTGACGGCTGATGCTCCGGTTGGGATATAGCTTGACGCATACCCGCCAAGCTCCAATTGCCCAAACAGGACCGATCCGCTCACCGTCAGTGAAAGAGTTCCAGCGGATGGGGTGAACGTCAATTCTACGCGGTTCGCGGCTCCCGTACCCGCCAGAGACCCGGCAGCAGCGCCGGATAGAGTTACCGTACCGGCTCCATAGAACGACAAAGTGCGCTGCGCCGCCGTGACAGTGATATCCTGCGTCACAACGGCGTCGCTGTTGAGGATCGCATTCGTGGATGCAGCCTCATTTATAAGGCGCCGAACCCCACCGGTCCACGTGTACCGCAAAGCGTTGGCGGCAAGGTCATTGCGGCGGGCTCCAGACGCATCAAAGTAGGTGCGCGAGGTGGTCCCGGCGGCGGTATATTGCGTTGTCCATTCGGCTTCGCTTGCCCACCGCACCGAGGTGCCGACAGGTAGCCAGAACCGCCTTTTGCGGAAATCCGCGCCGGCTGTGGACCACCCAAGCCCGCGAGACGCAAGCCAACCTGCGGCGCTGATATTTCCATCCCGCCGCAGGTTGAGCCCGATGCCGATGCCAACGCCGGCCATCAGGCCACCGCCTTGACGGCGACTTTCCCGCCCTGCGAGATGGCGAAATACTCGGTCTGGCCTGCGCCAACATACTGCCGCGCGCCGGAAGCCGCTGTGGGGGTGGTCAGTGTCGGGTCTGGCGTGGTTCCGGTCGCCAGATAACACGCCGTGTCATCGGTCGTGACCCGCAACAGCACACCGCCCGCAGACGCGATGGAGGCGGTCACTACAGCCGTTGAAGTCGCCGTGGTGCCGGAGATCGCCAGCACCTCCGAGACTCGGCACGGCCCTGCGATTGTGCCCCGCTGCATGTCAACGAGGGTGCAGATTTCGATATAGGCGTTTGCCATAGCTTGACCTCAGGTGATTTCGTTGATTTCAATGGAGGTGTATTCCTCGGACGCGCCGGTCAGTGCGAGAGATGCCGCGTCCGTGGCGATCTGAACGTACAATTCTTGGCCCACTTTCAGCGTTGCGACGCCGTCGACCGAGACATACGCCTCCCGTGGAGACACTGAGGCGTTGAATTCGTCACCAGTCGAAACCCAGTTCCCTCCACTGGACACACGCAGCCGGAAATATTTACCCGCCTCCAATGAAGAGGCGCGAGCCTTGACGCTGAAGCGCACGCGGCAAGGCCGTTTGGCCGTAAATATTCCGGTGGATGCGTTGAATTCACCGTTGGAATCTTCAACCTCGGTACCGAAAATCAAGGTTGATCCGGTTGTTACGGTGCCGCTCGCGGTGCGGTATGCTCGGACATAGCTCGGATTTGAGAGGGTAATCCGCGTCCCCGGCTCTGCCGCCGCCTGCACCACGGCAAGCGCCGTATATTCCGACCCGACCACGTCGGCGCCGATGACGTTGTAATCCGTGCCATTCCCAAAATTGAACACCGTGTCAAGGTAAGGCCCTGTGATGACGGTTGGTTCATGCCATGTGATCCGGCGCGGCTGATAGGTCGCGCTGTCGCCATCTGTGGTGATGAAGTGCTTTTGGATAGTGGTCGGCCCGGTCAGGGTGATTTCGCCGATTTTTTCGGCGATCCCGCCCCAAATGTGAACATCAGCAGCCCCGGATGCGCCGCTGTTCGTTCCAGCGATAACGTAAACCGACCCGCCCGTTCTGCTGACGAAGCACGGTGCAATTTGCATGAAAGAAATGTCGTGCACAATCTTGAACGGGTTAACAAGAATATCCTTGAATGTACCGCGCCCGATATTGACGTTTGACCTGTGAACGTCGATGCCTTCTGCAACATTGCTGATGTAGAATCCGTCTTCGATATTCACAAACCCTCCAGTAGGATTCGTGAACCCGGTTATCGTAAGCCCGTCTGTCTGATAATTATAATTGGTGATAGACTCTTGCCCCTGCTCAATATCTTTGACAATCGGCAAAAGGTTAATATCGCTGTAAACGTTGCCGATACGGTTATCATCAACCATGATGCCGGACATTTGGAGCGAAGACAGCGTAATATCGTTACTGTACACATCATATGCAGTGATGTGGAAATCCCCCTGCCCGGTACAGCTGTCAATCTGGACAAGCCCCAGGCGCACAGTCTGGAAGCCGTGAGCCGACAGGCGGACGTTTCCACCCCCGGTGCAGCCTCGGAAGGCGGCCGCAACACAGGTGCGCAGCGACGCGCTGGCCTGCATGACGATATCGATGCCGAGGCAAACGGGGCTTTCGACCGACAAGAAATTGAGGCCGATCGCGTTCGTGGTGTTTCCACCGTTCTCTTCGAGCGTCCAGAGCGTGTTAGCGTCGAACTGACCCGCGCCCGTCATCATCTGGAGGACGGATTCCCCATCAGAGATCAGCCCGCGCCCTGGCGCCACATCGATGCGGGACGAGATCTGATAGACGGCCCGCTGCCCCTTGTCCCGCAGATGGCACACCCCTGCAAACGCAATGGCGTTTTCAATGGCCGCCGTGACCGTGGCAGGCGTTGCGCTGGCGATGCCCCCGAGATATTCGGGATAGACCATATCCTCGTTCAGTTCGAACCAAAGCCCGTTGGCGCTCTGGAACTTGGCCGCGTGAGAGGGCTCGGAAGCGACCTTGCGATAGGAAAACGACCCGCCGGCATCGCCAGCAGCCGCGTAGCCAAAGACCTGCACCGTGCCCGTCGCGGTTGCGATGGTTGCCGCAGTGGCTGCCGCGACCGTGGCAAACCGCTCAAAGCCCGGCGCCGCGACATATCCGAGAGGATATTTCGCATGTTCTCCGTCTGCGGTGACGATGGGCAGATACCACGTGCCCGACGGCGCATCGTTGGTGGACAGCTCGGACAAGTCAAGAGCGATCGTGCGCACGCCGCCCGTGCTGGTCACGTCAATTCCCAAGCCCTGGTCAATGCGGACAGGGATTTTCGGCAGAATCTGAACGTCGTAACGCTGTGCCATGGGTCGCCTCTAGATGTTGACGATGCCGTCCAGCACGGTCACGGTGCCGATGAGGATTTGTGAGATTTCGCCGTCGCGTTCGAAGGTCGCCCCCACCTCGTATTGGTGCTGGCACAGGCCCTGCATCTCGGATCGGGGAAACGTGATCTGAAAGGCGATGCCGTCGATGATCTCGACGTGGTCATCACCGCTTTCGGCCGTGAGGGATTCGCGCCAATATCGGCAGTCCCGAACCCGCAGCTTCAGAACGTCGTCTTCCGTGAGTGCCACGGGCGTGCCGGTCTCGCTGTCGATCAACCTAAATTGAAATTGCCAGTCCTGGCGGTTGGTGGTCGGCTCAAGAGCGCGCTGGATCATGCCGACCTCACAGCTTGATGATGATGGTCAGGCCCATCGTGGGCTGCACGTTGGGGTGAGCGGCTCCAGAACCCGTACTTCCCGTCGTGAAGTCGTGGGTGTGATCGTCTTCCGAACCCGTCGTGGTCGGGGTATCGGACGAACCAAACACCAGCCCCCCACCCGAAACCGCCGCCACTAGAACGGCCTTGGAGAAGGCTATGGGGTGGTCATGGGGGGTTCCAGACCCTGTCGTGCCGTCGTGCTCATGCGGAGGAATCTGCGCTTCTGTGAGCGTTACTGTTTCCTCGCCGCGCGTTTCCCCAAGGGTGTTCAACCCGGTCAGGCGCCCCGCTGCCGAGGCCGCTCCCATCTGGTCAAGGCCCGCCAGAACCCGCCCCCGACAGTCCGGGGTGGTGATGGTCTTATTTGCAGCCCAGTCCACCGCTGCGGACGTTCCCCGGCCGCCGGACACCGTGAGCGTGGTGGATGGCCAGAGGTGCAGGAACAGCGCCTCGGCATTGGCGTTGGCATAGGCCGCGCCGGACGCCGCAGAGCCGAGAGTGCGACCATTGCAAAGCAGCCAGCCGGTGGGGGCGCTGGATCCCCAATAGAGTTGTACGAACCCGGTTGTCGGAACGCCGGTCACGTCGAAGTCGGGGGTAACCGCAGCCGGGGGCGGCGTGAACAGGACCGGCACATTGTCCGCTTCGTACAGATCCGCGCCGGCGGCTGTGGTCAGCCGAATGCGATATGTCCCCTCCTCGGTCATGAACACCGGAGGCCAGCGGCCATCCGCGTCCGTGGTCAACGGCTGCGTGTGCGGGACCGTCAGCGCCGCAGTCGTGAAAACCGGGAGCGGAGTGGACGTGCCACCCACATAGAAATAGGCTTTCGCGCCGATGATCGGCAGCCCATCATTGGGGTCAATCGGCTGCGTGCCCGAGAGGGGCCAATATCCGGCCATGTCGGCGGCTCCATAAAAAAAGCCGCCCCGGGTTGGGCGGCTTGGTATTGGGGAGTGGGAAAGTGGTCACGATCCGAGCCAACACGGGAAAGCGCGGGCGCCCTGCTACAGGCAGGGGGCGCACGGTTGGCGTTCGCATCCACCCTGATCTGATGGCGGTTCTTGACCAGTGGCGATCGGCGCAGACCCCTATTCCGACGCGCCCTGAGGCACTGCGGGCCATCGTCCAAGACTGGATGATCGGGCACGGCCTGTTGCCGCTGGAACCCGAAGATGATCTGGAGGACTCGCCCAAAAGTTGAGCTTGCGCTAGGCTTCCTCTCAACCTGGGGAGGGGAATATGGCAACCTACTGCGTCACATTCAGGATTTCCGAAAAGACGGTCGGCGGAAAAACCAGCGATCAGCGGCGCCAAACCCTCATAGAGAATGCCCACGAGGGGTGCGATGGCTTCTGGGATGAGACCACCTCATTCCTACTCGTTGGGTCTCACCTCTCCACGCCCGGGTTTGCCGCGAAGGTGTGCGGTGGCCTTTCCGCAACACATGATATGGTCGTGGTGTTCGACCCCGGAGACTTATCGGCCTGCTATTTCGGGGCGCTGGAGCATTTGGGCGTGTTGAGATCCTTCTTCCCTCTCCTGAAGAAGCTGCCATGAATATCAATCGGCACCCGCAGCAGGCGAGCGACCTTGAACAGAATCCATATGCGCATGTGAGGCTCCATCGAGGTGGATATTTTGGGTTGGCTTGAGCCGGAGGGCGGTGAATGAAGTGGGTGTACTTTGCCATTCAGATTGGCATTACAACGTGGGTTCTTAGCGCCATCCCAAGCGACCCAAGCGCGCGGCCTGGGTCTTACAACTATGCGGCCGCGTTCGCCGGGTTCATATTTTCTGCAATTCCCACGGCTATGATCTATTGGACCGTCGAGTTTTTCCGCTGGCTTTGGGGAAGATGGACTGGAACACCATATAAGGTGGTGCCGATCAACGACGGCGCTCCGGTCGGACTTGCAGCGCTTTATGGCCCTGAAGCTAAGCGCCTCAACCCACCTATTTCGAAGATCGATTATCAGAGCTCTGAACGGATTGACCCACCAAGGATACGAGACGAGCGCCTATAGCCTGCCCCTTGCTGGACCCCGGCGCCTCACTGGCGAGCCGGCGCAGCAGCCCCAGCGCCTCCGGGTTCGTGAACATCTGCGCGATCTGTTCGGTGTTCTTGCCCAGCCGCCACTGCTGGTAAGCCTCGGTGATCCGCGCGGGAAGCTTCACGCCGGCCGTGGCCACGGTGTTGGCAACCTCCCCCACCGCACCGCCGCGCCGCAAGACGCCCTGCGCCTCCTGGTTGAACGCGGTCTGAGATCCGATGCGCTGCCGCTGGCCTGTGGCGCTCATCACGTCAAGAAACGCATCAAACCCTTTCAGAACTTCAGGCCCCGCCACGCCCCGGATCGCGGCAGCGAGGTTTTCGGCCTGTTGGGTGTTGCCCTTCAGCGCCGCCGCGAAACCCGCACCTCCGTACTGCGTTGCTCCGGCCTGCAGATCCCGCGAAGCCTGATTGAACACGCTTTCCGCATGCGCCCGCACGAGCTGGCGCGCCGCCGTAGGATTGCGCTTGGCGAGCGCCGTCACCGCGTCCAGAACCTCGGGAGCGCTTCCGGGTAGAGGATTGCGGGGGAACAGCACCTCAATTGCCCGGCTGGTTTCGAGGTTCTTTTCCGCCAACTTGCCAATCGGCCCGGCCATGAGCGGTTCAAGGTATTTCTGCCGCGCCGCCGCCTGCTGCTGGCGCGCCGCCTCATAAGACCCCACCTGCGCCGGCGCCGTGGCGGTTGCCGGGGCCGAACCCGTCGCGCGCTCTGCGGCCGCAATGGGGGCCGACCGCGCATCGCTGTAATTGGCCGCGATCGTGTTGCCGGAGCTTGCCTGACCCGGAATGGCCGCGTTGTCTGCGGATTCCCGCATGCGCCGCTGAACCATGTCGATCACGCCCACGGCATCGTCAGGAAGATCGGCAATCATCCGGTTGAGAGCGGGGTTTGACCGGACCTCTTTCAGCACCGAGGAATACAGCGGGTCGGCCATCAGGGACGCTTGATCCGCCGCCGAAATGGTCTGCGCCTTGGCCGCATCATAGGCCGGGCGGGTGGCCCGGTTGATGGCTGCGGTCACGTCGTCAACGGTGCTCTGCGCGGCGGCGCCAACCTCGCGTCCGATCATTGACGGGGATGCGGTGGGGGGCGCCACGGTATCGAACGCCTGCCGCGCCGCAGCGTCCACCTGCGCCGGGCGCTGTGCCATATACGGCCCCATGACGCCCTGGCCGCCTGCCGAGCCCTCCACGACCCGTTGCAGCCCCGTGAGCCCGGTCGCGCCGCCGCCCGAAGCCTGAGAAATCGCCTCGGGCCATGTGAGGGCAACGCCGCGCTGCTGCGCCTGCTTCATCAGGTCGCCAGCAGCCGAGAGCATGGCGTCATCAAGCCCACCCATGGAGCCGGCGACTGCCGCCTGTGCCGTGGAGGGCCGGGACAGGGCCGCAGCCCCAAGCCCCGCACCCACGCCCGCGATGATCCGCGCCGGGGTTTCCAGCGACGTGCCTTTCGTGGCCTGCCCTGCGGTCTCCGAGGCAATGGCCGGCGCGAGCACGCCGCCGACCACTCGCTGTGCCATGGTTCCCGGCATCAGGACGCCCGGCGCAAATTCACCGACCGTACGGGCATACTCGCCAGCCGTGGTCTGCGGCTCGTACTTCACGCCGGGGATGGCTTTCGCTGCGAGATCCGTGAAAACGGAACCGGAGATGACCTGCCCAGGGTCGGGGATGCGAATGCCACTCTGCCCCAACAACTCGGGAGTTGAAGGGTTCTGCGGGGCACTGAAGTTGCCAGTTGTCGCGTAGTTCACTGCGCGGCCAATTGTCTGGTCAACGGCCCCGTCTACAAATTGTCGCGCGCCACTGGCCAGCGTCCCCGGCAACCCCAGCAACCCCAGCGCCCCGCGCGCAAGGCCGGACGCGCCGGACTTTGCCACATCCTCGATCACGCCCGGCTTTTCAGCCGGCACAACCGGGTCATTCGCCCACCAGTTTCCAGCGGGTGCAGCCGGGCGCGCCGGCGCTTGCGACTCGACAGGATCGTTTGCCCACCAGTCGCTCATTTCTTCGTCCTTATGCTGCCGTCCGGCGCCTGATAGCGGGTTCCGGGGGGCATCGCTTGGTACGCTTCAGGCGTGGTCACAGCCGGAGGGGCGGCGGAGGGAGTGGCGGGCGAAGCCGTGGTAGATGCAGGCTTGTCCCCAGCCTTCCGTGCCTCTTTGAACCGCGCGAGAGGGTCCGGTAGCGCACGAAGTTCCTTGATGGCGTCCTGAGGCTTAAGCTCTCCCGCGAGCGCCCGGTCCGCGATCGCCGCGCGTGCGCTTTTGTCGTCTGCGATGGCCTGAAGCGTATCCAGAATGGTCTTGTTCCCATCGGGGGTTGTGACCAAATTGGGCAGAGCCGACTTGAAGATGGCGACATCCTTGTCGGACATATTGCCAGAGCCCGGAGCGCGCTGCTGTGGCGTCAGCTTGTCAACGATGGCCTTGTATGCCTCGATCTCCGAAACATTGTCGCCAACTTTGATGCCGAATTCAGCCAGCTTCCCCTGAAGCGCCGCGCCCGCGCCCATGTTCGTGATTTTGCCGCCAAGGTCGCGCAACTGGCCAATCAGGATATTGTCGGCCCGCGCGCTGTCTCCTTCCTTGGAAACCGCGTCCATGCGCTCGCCAAGCGCCTTACCGATGGTCTTCGAATATTCCTGTTCGCCCTTCACGTCGACGCTGTTGTTGACCACCGTGCTCGCGCGTCCGGGGAACGTCAGCCGCCCGGCTCGGTCAACCTGCACCGGGCCGGTATAGTTGGGGTCAACACCGTACTGTGCGCGGTCCTGCGGGTTGGTGAGGGTGCGGACGGATCCGGTGTCTTCCCGGAACTTCTGCCGCTGGTCGAGAAGGTATTTCGCGGCTGTGTGCTGCTGCGCAAGTTGGGGGTTGGCGAGCACACCGATAAGCGCTTCGTCCGAGATATCGGGGCGCAGGGACGCGGGAAGCTGCGGAGCTTGTTGCGGGGCCTGCTGAGGCTGCGCCTGAGGGATCGGCGCCCCCTGTGCCACAACCTGCGGCGCCGGCTGTTGTGCCCCCTGCTGCGGAGCCTGTGCGCCCGGCATCTGAGGTATGCCACCAAGGCTCGCCACCTGCACCGGCTGCTGCCCCGTCTGTGCATAGGCGCGCTGGAACACGTCCTGGCCATACGGCTGTTTGCCGTTTTCCACCCGGATCTTCGCAGCAATGATCTTCTGGCGAATTTCCGGGTTCTGCATGTCAATGGGCTGGTTCGGATCGACGCCGATTTCCCGCGCGACCTGCGCCGCATAGGCGCCCGTGTCATTTTCAGACGGGGGAGCCCAGCGGTTGACGATGCCCGCGACCGTGTTCAGACCGCGATTGGCATAGGACTGCAAAAGCCGGTCCGCTGCCAATATCCCCTGTTCGGGGGTTTCGAACTTCGCGAACCGCCCATCGGAGCCCTGATAGCCGGGGATGCCCTGTGTGAATGCGCCGGCTTCGATGTTGCCGGGATTATTGTTGCGCAAGCCGCGCGGCACCGGCCCGCCGGCCGAAGACATGGGGCCGGGCTGATAGGGCTGCGGAGGGCGGGAAAGCGGGCTGGACTGGAACGCAGCACTCGACGCGGACCGCTCGCGCGCCTGTTCGCCAAGAGCAAAGAACCCCTGCGCGCCCTTGACATCCCCGGCCGCAAGAAGCTGCTGTCCGGCCGCCGAATAGCCCTCAGGCGTGCCGTTGATGCCCTGACCAAGAGACGCAAGTTGCTGCTGTTGCGCCTGCATCTGCCGATTGGCAAGGTAAGGGTTCGCGAGCGAGCCGATGACGCCTTCGAAATCGGCGTTGGCTTGCGGCATCTGCCCAAGCGACGGGAGCGCGGATGCGACGGGGAAGCCAGCCATTTACGTCACCCCAGACCGAGAAGGCGAGAACCGAGCGTCAGGCCCCCAGCAATGAGCTTCTGCGTCGCCGCGCTGTCCTGCGCCGCGCCCTGCATTTGGGCAGATGCCGTGCTGGTGCCGAGCCCATTCAGGATGTTCGCCTTCGAAACACCCGTGGCATAGGCCGCGTCACCAACCCCAGTGGTAAGGTCCGCCTGCTGGCCAGCCGTCGCGAGCCCGAGGTTGTTGTAGCCCCCAAGCCGGTCCATCCAGTCACCATACGCTTGGTCGGCCACCCCGGTGGCAAAATTGATTGTGTCGGTATTGGTGTTACCCGACCCCAGCATACCACGGGCCGACGCACGCCGGTCGATCGCGTCCAGCCCGGTCGTAAGGGAAAAATCGTAACCCGG